GCTGAGATCCTGCCCGAGCGCATGCAAGCCTGGCACACCGGCTCAGCCCTCGCCGACTATTCCAACCATGCGTCGGTGGGTATAGAACTTCATCATGCCGTCGGCGACGACTACCCAGCGCACCAGATCGAAGCCTTGACCACGCTGGTGGGCGACATCATCCGGCGCTACACCTTACCCGAGCAGGCCATCGAGACACACCGCAAGATCGCGCTGCCGCCCGGCCGCAAGGTCGACCCGAGCGACTGGAGCGATCAGGACTTCTATACCTGGCGGCGGCTGCTCTACCAACCGGACTGGGAAGGCATGTGGGGCGATGAGTTTCCGTATCACCCGACGCATGGTATTCCGACGAAGTGGCGCGAGTTGCACATGGCCGGCAGACCGATCGGGCGACCGCTCAGCAAAGAGCATACATTCCTTGACAGGAAGATCCAACTATTCGACCAGGCCATCGTGACCTATACCGACCAGGACGGCGTGAAGGTCTGGCGGGGAGAGTTTTAGATGGAACCGTGGATCTGCCCTCGATGTGGAACGGTGTGGGCGTATTGGGTAGCGAAATGTAGCTGCTCGCCGCCGACGGTGACGGCAACCGGCAAGACAACCTGGCTGCCCGGCGGGAACGTCACTGGCACCACGCAGCAGATCACCTATGAGAACGGCGTGCCGGTGTGGAGGTGGCCTTATCACACCGAGCCGGATCATAAGTGAGGTGACGCCGTGACCGCCAAGCAGTACCACGTCTATGACGAGTGCGCCGACCCGCTCTGCCTGACCTGCGCCTGGATGCGAACCTACCGTGAGGCGCGGCGGCGTGGGGCTGACCATGACTATGCGGCAGAGCTGGCGCGAGAGGCGTGGAACGAGGCGGCACGGCGGAAGAATGCGGCGGTGACGAAATGACTCCCGAACAGTGGGCCGTGATCTGGGGCACGAACCAGCCCTATTTCCACAACTTCGGCATCCCTACTCGTTGGCGCGAGATGCATATGACCGGCCGCGTGCTCGGCGCCGCCCGCACGCCGGAGTTGCCCCATCCTGACGGTGTGGTGCAGGCGTTCGTTCACGGCTACATTCTCTGGCCCTCCGGCATCGGTCGCCTGTACGTCGAGGACCGGGCCAGGCCAACCCAGCCGTCACGTAGCGCCGTGCGTGTGCCAGCCGGCATCACCGTCCATCTGACCGGCTCTGAATGCGTCATGGACGGCGCGGGCGTGCTGTTCTGCCGGACGCAGGCGCAGAGCCCGGTGCGTGAAGTCGTGTGGCGCGTCAAAGAGGGGCGCGTGCTCGACGTGTGGGATCCGGGCAATGAAGACGCCTATGGCAATGGTTCTTTCTCCGTGCTGGCCGGCGAGCTGTACCTGACGGCGATCAATGAGGCGCGGCAGATGGTGCTGCTCAAGGTGCCTGGATGGACGCGACCATGAAAGTGATCGACCTCGGCGGCGGCGCGTGGGTTGAGTTGTGGCACAACTGTTTGTTTACTGTGTTTGCCGACGGCTTGCAGGTGTCGGCGGCGGCGAATTATGACGAGGCGAGCAAGCAGATGGCGGACGACCTGGGATACGGCGGCGACACCTGGCAGATGAGCAAAGAGCACGAGTTAAGCCATCATATCGTCGCTATGCTGCAAGGTCATCCCTACTCGCGGGTGCTGCGTGGCGTGGCCGTGCGGGCTGCCGGCGGCGACAAGGAAACGGTCATCAGCGCCGCAGACTCGGCGGAAGAGGAAGCGCTCGTGCTGGACTTTCAGCGTTTTTACCGTCGTGGCATCAGCAGCCCACGTCTGGAATCGTCGGGCATCGACCTCGAAACGGCGGCGGCGCTGCTCAGGAGGGCGACGGAATGAACTGGCGGCGCGAGTCTGCGTGGATCGCCTGGGCCATTCTGGTGGTTGTGCTCGGCGTATTCGCGTTCATCGGCGGCGCGTGCGTTCTGGGGGCGATGTGACTGACCTCACCTTTACCGCCGAGGTCGTCAAGATCCAGACACTGGCTGATCACGGCATCCGCGTGACGCTTGATTTGCCGGAAGACGAGACGGTGACGGCGGCGAAGCTGATGGAATACAAGCGGCTGGGTGTGGCGATGAGGGTGCGAGTTGAGCCGGAATGAGCGCGCATACACCGCAGACGAAAGCGGCGGCACTCGCGGCGATCCTTGGTGGCGAGAGTATCAACAGTGTCAGCCGACGAACCGGCATCGGGCGGAATACGCTCACACGCTGGCGAACCGAGGCCGGCGCGAGTGGAACACTGATCGCACAGCAAAAAAAAGAGGCTATCGGGCAGCAACTGTATGGGCTCCTTGAAGAATACATCGCCTACCTTCGATTTGAAGTACGAGCCACCCAGGACGAGGCGTGGATACGACGGCAGCGAGCTGATGCCCTTGCTATCTATCACGGCGTTGTCGCCGATAAGTCCGTTCGACTTGCAGCCGCACTCCGACCACCCACGGACGGAGACAGCGACCGATGAGCATCCCGATCCGCTCTCCTGGGTCAACGACCAGGCATCCATCGTCCATCCGCAGCGCGGCCGTATCCCGTTCGCGCCCTATCCATACCAGGCGCGGTTTCTGGAGCTGCACAGTGTCCCACGCCGTCTCATTCTCAAGGCACGGCAGATCGGATTCAGTCAGGTGTTCGCCCTCGAAGCGCTCTACACCGCCATCACCGAGCCGGAGTCGACGATCTTGCTGGTCAGCCGCTCCCAGGATCTGGCCGTGAACCTCCTCCGCTACTGCTACCTGACCTATAACAACCTCAAGACCGCGCCGGAGCTGCGCAAGGCGAACGAGAGTGAGATGGGCTTTGTCAACGGCAGCCGGATCAAGTCGATCCCAGCCAACCGTTCGACCGGCCGTGGCTTCGCGGCAACGTCGGTCTACCTTGACGAGTTCGCCTATGCCGACTATGCCGAGGACATCTACCAGTCGGTGAGTCCGACCGTCTCGCAGGGCGGTAAGCTGACGATCGGCTCAACCCCCAACGGCGTCGGCAACCTGTTTCACACCCTCTGGCAGACGGCGCCGGACTTCGAGCGCATGCGTGAGCCGTGGCACCGCTGCCCGGCCTACTACACGGACGCTGAGAGGGCCGCCGGCATCCTGCCTGAGCAGGCCGCCTGGTACGCCCAGGAGCGGCCGAAGTACACCGCCCAGCAGTGGGCGGCAGAATATGAATGCGACTTCGTTGGCAGCGGTCAGGCGGTGTTCAGTGCCGACGCGATCAGTCGAGCCGAGGATGGCGCCGTCTGCGAGCAGCCGGCACAGCCAAAGCATACCTACCTGACCAGTGTGGACATCGGCCGGCGGCAAGACGCGACGGTGATCAATACCTTTGATACCTCGGTCACGCCGTTTCAGCGCGTGGCCCACGAGCGGGTTGAGCGCGTGCCCTATCCGCTGATCCAGTCCATGATCGAGTCGCGGGCGCGGGCCTATCCCGGCCGGTTGTGGATCGAATCGAACGGCGTCGGCGATCCGGTGATCGAGAACCTGCAGGTGCGCTCGGAGCCGTTCGTCACCTCGGCGCGCTCCAAGGTGCAGGCGATCCAGTCGCTGCAGCTCCTGCTTGAGCATGGCCGCCTCAAAGCGCGCTGGACGCCCCAGGAGCGGCACGAGCTGAGCATCTATCAGTGGCAGGATCAACGCCTCGTCCAAGACTGCGTGATGTCGCTGGCGATCGGCGCCGACGCGCTGGCGACACTGAGTCAGGGGGTCTACCTATGAGCTTCCTTGAGAACCTGTGGCTGTCCATGCTGCCGATCCAGTATCGCCAGAAGGCGCTCGGCATCACGCAGCCGGTCGGCGTCCAGGGCCGGGCACAGTACCCGGACACCAGTATCGAGCAGCTGCAGCTGGCACATCGCCGCTCCGAGATCGTCTACGCCGCGATCCGCGCCAAGGCGACGGCGGTGATCGACCCGCGCCTGCTGGTCGAGCGGCGGCAGGGCTCCACCTGGCAAGAGGTTGAGGGCCACCCGCTGCGCCGCCTGATCATGCGACCGAACGTGACGATGGACGAAGCCGCCTTTCTGGGTGCGGCGATCACCAACCGCGACGTTGCCGGGCGGTTCTATGCCGAGATCGTCCGGGCTGCCGGCTCGAAGCTACCAATCGCGCTGAACGTCCTGAACCCGGCCAAGGTGGTGCCGATTGCCGGTGAAGACGAATACGAGTTCCGCGACGGCACGCGGCGCATCCGCATCCCGGCGCGCGACATGCTCGACTGGCCCTATTACGACCCGATGCATCGCTGGCAGGGACTGTCGCCTGTCGCCGTGGCACTCGGCAGCGTCGACAGCGACAACGCGCAGACCGACTTCACCCGCGCGTTCTTCAACAATGCCGGCGTGCCGTCGGGCATGCTCAAGATCAAGGGCCGGACGGTCAGCCAGACCGAGGCCGACGAGATCAAGGCGCGCTGGCGGACGCGCTTTGGCCGTTCCTGGGGCTTGCAGCACGACATTGCCGTGATGGACGAGAACGCCGAGTACCAGAAGATGGGCGCGAACCTTGACGAGCTGCAGAGCGAGATCTTGCGCGAGTTCGTCGAGACGCGCGTCTGTATGGCGATCGGCACGCCGCCGCTGATCATCTATGCCTTTGCCGGCCTGAAGCGGGCCACCTATTCCAACCTCAAGGAAGCGTGGGCCAGCTTCTGGGACGCGACACTCACGCCGCTGCTTAAGGAGTGGCGCACGTTCCTGGCGTGGCGGCTGCTGCCCGAGTTC